ATCTTTTTTTCACACGCGCAACGGCGCATCGGATCACTAACGGGGGTTTGTGATGTCAACTAAGACGCGGCCGGCGCCGCCGACTAATGCGAAGTCGCTTGAGCAGCATTTGCGCGATGGCACGTTTGTTCCGTCACGGCATCAGCATCTTCTTGAGGCTGTTGATGGCACTGTTGCTCAGTGGCAGGCCAGGTCGGTTCGTCAGGGCGGGAAGATGTTGCCTGCTGAGCATTTTGAGGCTTGGTGCCGTCAGTACATCAAGCACACTGTGGGGCGTTGGTTTGGGGAGCCGTTTACGCTCGAGCCGTGGCAGCGTACCCTTGTTGCTGAGCTTCTTGCTGTTGATAAGAATGGCCGCCGTAAGACTCGTCAGGCCCTTGTTGGGTTGCCGCGTAAGAATGGCAAGTCGAGCTTGTTGTCTGCGTTGGCTTTGTATTTTGCTTCGATTGAGGGTGAGCATGCCCCTGACGTGATTGTTGCTGCTGGTTCGCGTGACCAGGCTGCGGTTGTGTTTGATCAGGCCAGGGCGTTTGCTGGATCTGATCCGATTATTGATTTGTGGTTCGATCAGCAGCGTTTCGTCATGAAATGCGCTGAATCTGACGGTTTGATTCGCCGGATTGCTGCGGATGGCAAGTTGCAGCACGGATTGAACCCTTCGACGGTGATTGTGGATGAGCTGCACAGTTTCAGCACGCCGAGGCAGGTTGAGTTGTGGGCTGCGATGCAAACGGCAACAGGGGCCCGTGAGCTTCCGTTCACTTGCAGCATCACTACTGCTGGGTATGACAAGACAACGATTCTTGGGCAGCTTTATAAGGCGGCGATCGACTTGCCGCAGCTCGAGGCCCGCGAAGACGGCTCGCTCTTGGTTGCCCGTGATGATGATTCCGGCTTTCTCTTCTGGTGGTACAACGTCGCTGAGGGCACCGACATTGAAGACGAGGCTGCGTGGATGCGCGCTAATCCTGCGTCTTGGGTTACGGCAGACACTCTTCGCCAGCAGCTCGAGTCTCCGAGCATGGATGAGAACACCTTCAGGCGCCTCCATCTTAATCAGTGGACTGTGACGCGCACCGCCTGGCTGCCCGCTGGCTGCTGGGACGGCATGCTTGACGCAACAGCAACACCTGAGCTCGGCCAAACGATCTATGTGGGCGTTGACGTTGGCTTGGTTCACGATTGCACGGCCGTGTCGATCGCGTGGGTGCGTGACAACACGGTGTGCGTTCAATCGCATGTTTTTAGTGCTGTCGCTGATGTGCCGGCGCATGAGTATTACGACACGGGCCGCATTGACCTTGAAGACGTTGAAAGCTACATTCGTGAGCTCGCAGACAAGTACCACATTGCCGAGCTGGTCTTCGACCCTAGATTCTTTGAACGCTCGGCGCAGTCGCTAAGCGCTGAGGGCCTTACGGTCGCACCGCTGCACCAATCAAGCGCAGCGATGTCTGACGCTTACCAAGAGTTTTACGCTAGCGCGCGTGAAGGCCGAATTAGGCATGACGGCGATCCCGTCCTAGCTGAGCACGTTGCCGCGACCGCAGCGAAGCAAACACCGCGCGGTTGGAAGATCAGCAAGATTGACCAGTCTAAGCGTATTGACGCTTGTGTCGCGACCGTGATGGCTCACTGGCGTGCGTGGCGCTCCGTGGCTGAGGGCGGCGATGAGGGCTTTCTGCTGTGAAAATCGTTTGCTGTTTGTCTTGGTATGACGAGAGCCCTGCGTGGCTTGCCACTGTCGTTGCTGCAGCTGCTAGGGCTGGTTGCAATCACATCGTTGCCGTAGATGGGCCTTATGCTTTGTTGACGGCTACGGGTCGCAGTAGTGGCGTGCTGCAGCAGGACGCTGTTACGCATGCCGCACACGTTGCTGGTATCGGCTTGACGCTGCATGTGCCTGACTCACCTTTCGGGGGCAATGAGGTTCAGAAACGCAGTTTGATGTTTCGATTGGCTGAGCAGATCACAACCGAGAATGATTGGCTGTGGGTGCTTGACGCTGACTGCTTCGTAACGAAAGCCGTTGATCTTCGTCGCCGGCTAGAACAAACCGACTTGAATGCGGCTGAAGTAATGGTTTGCAATAGCAGTGATCCGCAAGTCATCAAGGTAAGTCAACACAAGCAGCCAATTAGGTTGCTTTACAGGGCTATGCGGGGTCTTCAGGTTGCGGGCGCACACTACTTCTACCGCTACCCCGTCGATGATGGGTACAGCTACCTTTGGGGCCAGCCGCCGCTCGAGCCCGCACTTGCGTTGCATGATGTTGAGGTTGAGCACTGGACCGAGCAGCGCGATGAGCTGCGTCAGGCTGAGCAGCAGGCTTACTACCACCGCCGTAGCGAAGTTGGTGCTGAACGCTTGCATGAAACTTGGGTTGAAGGCGTTGACGGGCAACCAGTCAAATTACGGGGGTAACGCATGCCAGTTTGGTGCTTGAAGATTGCGTGGCGCATTCGGGGTCGCCGGTTGGTGCGTATTCATCAGCGCGACGGGTTGCCGAGTGTTGAGGGCGTCCTTGTTGGTGTTGCTGCTAAGCGATACATCGTTTTGAGTGCCGTGATGCTTGGGGATGGTGGCGCGACTGAGTTGGCGGGCCATGTTGAGATTCCGAAGGAGAACGTGATGCTTGTGCAGGTACTACCGTGAGATTGTTGAATCGTGCTGGGCGTGACGTGAGCATCAGAACGTTTGGTGTTGATACGAGCGTGGCGCCAGGACCAACTGACATTGGTTCGCAGCGTGTTGACGCTTCGCCTGTGCAAAGCATTGGGCTACCGGCTGTCATGGCCGCTGTGCGTCTCGTTGCTGATTCCATCGCTGCTATGCCCGTCAAGGTTTACGATCGTGCTGGCGCGCTCGATCGCCAACTAGCTGACACAACGCAGCAATACAAGCTGCTGCACAGCAGCCCAAACCTTGAGCAGTCTGCGTTTGAGTTCATTCAAGACGTTGTTTCAAGCGTTGAGTGCTTTGGTAACGCTTTTGTGCTGAAGACGATTGCGCAGGGGCAGGTGCAAGAGCTTCGTGTCCTTTCGGCTAGTCGCGTGACGGTTAAGGCTGACCCTAAGGGGCAGCTGACGTTTGAGATTCAGGACGGCGCTGACACGAAGACCCTTACGAATCGTGAGATTTTGCATGTTCGCGGTCTTGCTCCGTTTGGTGGCGCGTCCGGCGTGAGCCCATTGACGTTGCATCGTTCAACGCTGGGTAACAGTGTGGCGGTGCAATCATTCGCGGGCCGCTACTTCGCTAACGATGCGACACCTGGCCTCGTTTTGAAGATGCCACAGAACTTGAATGCTCAACAGGCCGAAGAAATTGGTAATCAGTGGAATCAAGCGCACCGCGGGCTAGTTAACGCTCGTAAGACGGCTGTGCTTGGTGGTGGCGCTGATCTGCAGGTGTTGCCGGTGAGCATGGTTGACGCGCAGTTTGCTGAGATGGCAAAGCTCGGTATTGAGGACGTTGCACGCATCTTTGGCGTGCCCGCCGAACTAATTACTGGCGCGCCTGTCACTGATCCGCAAAAAACGGCTGAGCACTTCCTAAAGTTTTGCTTGGCGCCGCGGCTTCGTCGCATCGAGGCAGCTTTCGCCCGCGATACTGACCTGTTCCCTGAGCAGCTGACGCTTTACCCAGAGTTCAACGCTGACGCACTCTTGCGGCCGGCGACACGCGAACGCTACGAAGCGTATCGCGCCGCACGTCAGGCCGGTTGGCTGAGCCCTAACGAGATCAGGGCCCTTGAGAATTATCCGCCGACGCCTGGTGGCGAAGAAATCCAAATGACACCTGTTGGCGGCGCACCTAACCCAACCGATGGCTGACCTAACACCGAATGCTGGGATGGCGGCAGCTGCGCAGCAAGGACTTGACTGGCGCGCCGAGGGCTTAGGTGGCGACGGACTTGTTGAAGCAACAATTACTGACGCTAGAAAAATGGCGAACCGTGAGCCACTTTCGGAATCCAAGGTGCGGCGTATGCCCGCTTGGTTTGCTCGACACGCAGTTGACTTGGAGGCACCACAAAATGATCCTGACAACGAAAACTATCCTGGCGCCGGCCGTGTGGCGTGGCAACTTTGGGGCGGCGATGCTGGCCGCAGTTGGGCGGATGTAAAGGTGCGTCAACTAGACGAAGAACAACGCAACATGCACTACGGCAACGATCACATCATTGCTGAAATCGACGGCACGTTGCTAGACGGCACTGAGCCGATCGTAAAGACCATCAACTTCATTAACGCGCGTCCCGAGCCGGTGTGCATCGTGTCGGGCCGCATGGAAGCCGAGCGCGCTGACACCGTTGCCGCCCTCGAAGCTGCCGGCGTTAATTACTACGAGCTGTACTTGAATGACACCGAGGCAGGCACAATCGAGTTCAAAACACGCATGGCTGAAGCACTAATGGCTGAGTACAACATTGTGCTTGCTGTTGACAATGATGAGGCAGCTCGAGCGGCGTATCAGTCGCTTGGTATTGAAACTTTGGCGCCTGATGACATTCCCGACGCTGCGGGGGCAGCTGAAGAAGAAGAAGAGGATGCAATGAACCCGTTTAGACACACCGCCCCCGTAAAACTTGAGGTTAGGGAATCAGCAATGGGTGCTGAGTACCTAACGGTTAGTGGTTACGCAGCCGTTTTTGATCAAATGAGCCATGACCTTGGCGGTTTCCGTGAGATCATTCAGCCAGGCGCGTTTGCTGACGTGCTGAGCGCGCAGCCTGACGTGCACCTCGTGATTGGTCACAACATGGACTTGCCGTTGGCGCGTACTCGTAACGGCACATTGGAGCTTGGTGAGGACATTCGCGGCCTAAAGATGTGGGCTCGTATCGACTCGCGTTTGAGCTACGCGAAGGACTTGGCTGTGCAGCTGAAGTCTGGCCTTGTTGATCAAATGAGTTTCGCTTTTACGATCCCTGAGGGCGGCGATACGTGGAGCGTTGATGACTCGGGCGCCGTTACGCGCACCGTCAACCGCATTGATGGCTTGTATGACGTGAGTGTTGTGGCCGCTGGTGCGTATCCGCAAACTGACGTTAAGGCTGTTCGCGCACTGTTGCGTGCCGCGGCTGACAAGGGCCTCATTCCTAACAATCTTTTGGACACTTCGCAGCCGGAAACGGTTGGGGGTGATTCCGTCGAGCAGCATGCTGGCGGGACCGTCGAACCAGATGTTGGCGGTCGGCAGGCTATCCAAAACCTGCAAGCAGCTAAAGCAAAAGCTAAAGCTGCCGTACATTCGCACATGAAAGGACTCTAATGAGTTCGATGGATGAACTAACTCGCGCGCACAATGTTGCCGTTGAGGAAATGCATGCCGCTGCTGCGGCTATTGAGACTGCTGACGAATCAGCCGATCTCGACGCCCTTCAGGGTGAGTTTGATGGCAAGCTCGAAGTTGCTGAGCGCGCCGCTGGTGCTGTTGAGCAGCGTCAGGCTGTAATTGAGGCCCGTGAGTCACTATCGGTTAAGCCGGTTGCTGACGTCAAGGTTGAAGTTATTAGCAACGAGCAGGTTTACCGGCCCGATCGCCCAGAGCGCTCGTACTTCCGCGACCTGTACCTGTCAAAAACGAAGGGTGATCGTGAAGCAACTGATCGCCTTCAAGGCCATGCACTGGCAACACGTGACATCAACACCACTGACACAAGTGGTGGCGATTTCGTGCCGCCAGCGTACCTAGTCAATGAGTACATTGCTAAGGCACGTGCCGGCCGCGTTACTGCTGATCTTTGTTCGAAGTTTGCTCTGCCTGGTGGCACCGACTCGATCAACTTCCCAGCAATCACGACTGGTACCGCTAACGCGGCTCAGGCATCGCAGAACAGTGCGCTGCAGGAAACTAACCTGGTAACGGCAACCGTCACGGCTCCGGTCACGACGATTGGTGGTATTCAGGATGTTTCGGTTCAGCTCGTAGAGCAGAGCCCGATTGCGTTCGATCAGGTTATTTTCGCTGATCTTGCCGCATCGCATGCGCAGGCTGTTGGTAACGCTGTCATTAACGGCACCGGCTCATCGGGAACCCTTGAAGGGTTTGTGAACGCTGACACCGTTAACACGATCACGTACACCGAGGCAAGCCCTACGGCTGCTAAGACGGTTGCGAAGATCGCTGACGGCATTCAGCAGGTTGCATCAGCTCGCTTCCTGCCTGCCGATGGAATCGTCATGCATCCAAGGCGCTGGTATGCCTTGACTAGTGGTGTTGATGGCGCACAGCGTCCTCTCGTTGTTCCTACCGCTCAGGCGCAGAACACGTTTGGTACTGCTGATGGTGTTGCCGCTGAAGGTGCGGTTGGCAACATTCTCGGTCTGCCTGTGTACCTTGATCCGAACATCGCCGTTAACTCGGGCGCTGGCACGAATCAGGACATCATCATCATTTCGCGTTTCGCTGACGCTTACCTTTTCGAAGGTACGCCGAAGGCTGAAGTATTCCGCGAAACCCTCTCGGCTGAAGCGACTGTTCGTTTCCGCCTTTACAACTTCGTTGCGTTCACTGCTGAGCGCTACGTCGGTGTAAACACCTCGATCGTGTCCGGTACGGGCCTGGTCACACCTACTTTCGCTTAGTCGATTGTAGGACTGCGGCGCCCTGATTGCCACTACGTGGCGTGGGCTTAGGCAGGGGTTTGATTCCCTTGCCGCCGCTTGAAACATTGATTTAAGGAGTT